AATCTTCGTTTGTTTTTGTTCAAGTTGCAATTAGTTGATAAGTATCGTCGCCAACTTCTACTGGCTTAGATGTAACACATTTAACAAAATATCCAGTAGTAAATCCTTCTTTTGCTTTTAATTGATATAAACCTTTTTTAGGCCCATTCTCAGCATCATCTACCATATAGTAGAATGATCCTATTAAATCATCAGCAAGAACAGTCCCTGTGGCAGCATAACCAGGTAAAGTAGTATTAGTTAAACCAGTAATAACCTTCGCGATCATAATCTATCACCTACTCCCAAAGACTCTTATAGTCACTTTCGTTTTTTAGTGACTCCCAAGCATCATCCGTAGCAAAGAAATAGAATTCATTGTCAGCGCCTATAGGATATAAACCGCTTTCATCTGCATCAACCGCCACAGTTCCACCTTCAAAACGAAGAATATCTCCATTCATATCAAATACAGATACGTCTCCCTCGGCTTCTTGAGTTAAATTAAAAATACCATCACCCAAGAAAAGAGGAATGATAATTTTTAAAGGTTGTTTAGCTCCCGTAGCTTGGTCTACCACAAAGGTTGTGCCAACTATAGTAAGTTCAGCTGGGAATCTATCTGTGATAGAAAGAACAGTGTTATTAGTGTTTGCTTTAGCACCATAAATGTTTTTAAGAACATCATAATTTCCTAAAGCGTCTTGCATTTCGATGGTAAAGGTCTTACCATATTTAATTAATTTATCAGCGTTTTGTCCGCCAATAGCAGTTTTGTTTGGTCCTTCTGTATTAATATTGCTGATCTTTAAAGAGCGCAAAGAGAATAGCTTTTCAGCAGCGAAGGTATTAGCGGCATCCCACTCTCCTTCTTTATTTTCCCCCTCATCTTCTTCAAAACGAACAGCTTTATAGAAGTCTACATCCATAACTGTTACAACGCCAAATTTTCTTAACATTGCTTTTAAATCTGCAGCCATGTATTTTCACCTCATTAAGAATAAATACTAAGTATTTATTCAGTATTTATGTTTCTGTCCTTTTGGAAGCAGCCCATTTCCAGCCGCTATCACGTCGACATTATAACGTGCTATTTTACCAACCTGTTCAAACAAAAAGAATATTGTATAGTAGTTTAACTCAAAGACCTGATCTAAAGTTAAACCAAATTCTCTCATTAAACAAGCTATAATTACATCTAGTTCAAGACCGTTTTCGTCTGCTTTTTTTCGAGCCCTATCTATCATTGCTTGATGTTCTCTCATGCGCCTGTTTCATTCTCTTTCTTCAGGAGTAAGGTTTTTCTCCTCTTCCATTGAGACTAATACGTCAATTTTCTTTTGACCGCAAGCAATAGCAATATAAGTACAAAATAAATCAAATACCTCACTAGTGATAAGAAATTCTCCGGCCATTAATGAGTCGTCCCTGTATTCAAAATCTTTTATACAGAATTGAAATCACTTATATAAAATAGGCGCGACTTCGTTTTCTATCGAAAGAATCTGTATTAATAGATGGTATCTATTAACAAAATTAACTCCTTCAAAGAATTTGCGCAATTCTTTCTCTTCCATGCTACAAAATACCATGAATAAATTAAAGCCATGTTTAAGAGTATCCTTAAGTTTTGGTACGGTAAAATAAAATTTTTGATTATTATAATCTACTTCAAAAGTAGAAAGATATAACAAACTTGTTCTATTAAAATTACTTGTAATCATCGGGATCACCGATTCCATCTAGCAAAGAAAATAATATCGAATAGCCGCTAACAGTTTTATTGGTTACTGTTTCAACTAAACTATCAAATTTTAATTGTCCTGCACAACTGAAACGTTGACCTTCGATAGTATTAAGTATTTCTTGACAAATTCGTAGAGGGCGAATAAAACCTTCGCCATAAGTTCAACAAGTTTTGTCGCATTGAACAATAACTCTAAAAACGTAATCTATGTCATTTGGTCGCTTCCTACTATCAGGAACAGTAATAGTTATATAATTTTTCTTATTAAAAGGAGGTTCTACATCCACGTCAACAATAGGTTGAAGAAAGATATTACTTTTTACGGCGCTGATAGAAGGAGTCTCAATTTCTTCTAAATCTTCTATTTCAGTGTAAAATAAAAGTTTTCTAATGTTCTCGTTTAGAAGGAGTTGCGTCTTGATAGAGCGCATGGTACCCTCTAATCTTATAAACACATTTTTATCCATACTAAATCGTCTCCTTGGATTCGAACCAGTTCTCTGTATTTTCACCGTTTTCTTTTGTTGTTATGACAATTAATTCAGCAGTATCAATAATTTTTATCTTAACCTTGTTGGCGGTTCTTGACAACAACTCTACGGCAGAACTGTTAGTGCTATAATAGCCATTGGTAGTAGGTAATTCTAAAATTTGACCTACATAAACTATATTAACTTCATCTTGAAGCACTTCTTCTTCATTGTTATCGTTTAAAGCTCTGTTAAGAGTATAAAATCCTAAACCAGCAATACTATAGGTGTCTGCTTCAACTATTCTTCAAGTTTGTTTGTTAATAATCACATGGTTACCAATATTTAATTCCTCCCTAGTGGGACAAATCATAATAGGTAGCATTTTGCTTTCTTCATAGTTTGAAGTAAAGCCAGTATCTTTTGCAACCCTCATAGGACCCTTAAAATAAGCTCAGAAAGCTTCATTAACTTTTACATTACACTCAAAGCATTTCAGCTTTCGATAGTCCATGTCTTTAATTGTCATTACTTGTTCAAAACTAAAGAAGTGGTGTTCGTCCCCATTTTTGTCAGTCCAGACAAAATAATCAAGAACATTAAAATCAGCGCCATAGTGACAGAATATATATAATTCATCAGCCCCTTCTTTATGACTCATAACCATCGCTACTGGAATGTTTTCTTGAGTGCGTTCCACTCTCACCTCTGTTGATTGTTCTCCATTATCAATAAAACTGCCGGTCTTTTTGACGTCACAGTTCCTTAAAACTTCCACCCTTCTTCTATATCTCTCGTAAGCGTTCTCATTATAGTTTTGCATTAATTTTACCCCAGCGAGACTTTCCATCTTCAGATATTCGACCATAGTCAAAGCGCGCTTTAATAGCGTTCTTCTCAAATAGCTGAAGCATCTCCCTCATAGAGTTTAACATATTAGCTGGAGAATAGCCTTTTATAGAGGGGTCTAAGAAGGGGTTGCGGAAATTTGCATCCATGGTAATTTGGGTTTGCACCCAATAGTATTTCATAAAAGCTCAAATTACCTTGTATTCAGCCACGCCAATCAGTTCGTCTGTAAAATAGTAACCATAAGGAGCACTATCAAGAGGGTCGTAAGACGTGTCCTCGGAATAAGCTAATGAAACCCTTGGATAAAGAAAGTCTTCTATTGCAAGTTTGGTAATATGATTAAGAACGGATGTTAAATCAAGATCTTCCATATTAACAAAAGTACAATCTGTGACATCGTCTAAAAATCCCGGAAATAACTCATATTTCCAGTACTTATTCATCTATTTTTAATTCAACTCCGCACGCGTCTTCTACACGTTGAATAATATCGTTGGAAACTTGTCCAAAATTCTCACGAACAATGATAATTAAATTTGCTATATCAACTGCATTATTAGACCTAAGAATTTTATTAATGAAGTCCATGTTGCGACTTTGTACCGCTTCCGCTATTTCTTTTGGATTAACAGTTTTGCGAGGTTCTCCCGCGGCGAGTCCTAAACTAATTGCTTCATTCCTTAATTCTTCATAATCTTCTATCGTAAAATAGCCTTGATCAAATTGTTGTTTTGCTCCATCACTAATGAAAAGTCCTAATGCGTATTTATGAGGAACAACTATTTTTTCTACACCACTAGCGATGAAGAAGTCTTTTTGTGCAAGTTGCATGTCATAACTATCTAGAGTTATACGTAAGCTTCCACCAATATTTTTAACGAAAGTATATGCTCTCATTGTTTTTCTCCTTACCTTTAAAAGGTTGGGGAGGAGTTAACCTCCCCTTATTTTATATTTTATTTACTAGAATTTATAAGTAAACGAGCCATCTGAAGCATTAGCCGCAGTAAGGTCTGAGTCTGTATAAATACCTAGATTATTGAAAATTAAGATACCAACACCCATAGCTTTATGGAATTGTAGTTCAACTGAACCTGTATCGTGTTCATTTTCTTTGAAGTAACTTTCTCCTTTCATAGCAACAATAACTGGTTTTTCAGCAACAGGAAGAATGAATGCGTCTTGTTCAGAGAAGGCGATTTCAGTATTGTCTTCATCAAGGATAAAGTTAGGGATAACAATTACAGGAGTTCCCTTATAGAGAGAAACTGCGCCTTTTAAACGGTAATCTTCAACATCTGTTATACTAATATTAGGAGTAGCGGTTGCTACAGGGAATAGGTTGTCAATCTTAGAAGCAAAGCTATGGAAACAAACGATTACTGGAGTACCATAGTTGCTAACAACTTTAATAACTCTGTCCATATCATCTTTTACGAAACCAGAAGCACTGGCGCGGTTATTAGCAGGAGCTAACGTTTTGATAGTTCTAAGAGCTTTAACAACTTCAGTATAGATAATGTATTGCATTCCTTCAAGAATATTAGTTAATAGATCACCTAGAGTATATTTACCTAATAGAATTTCTTCTAAAGTAACGTAGACTGCACAAGTGTAAACTTTAGTATTTAAATACATGTTTTTGTCGTCTAATCTACGAGCCTTATAAATACCACCACGAGCTCCATAGGTAATGCCGTACATAGCACGTCTCTTACCCATACCCTTTATAGTATATTTAACTTCTTCATCGCGACCATATTGTTTAATTATTGCCCAGTTTCCCATGATGTCTTCCATAGCTTTAGGAAGAACTTCATCAATAACTTCTTCGATAATAGAGAAGTCTAAGTTTCTTTTAATTTGTTTATAACTCATGTCGGCTGTAATACCAAAGTGATCCATTAAACTATCAATGACTACTTGTTTGGCGTCAGCAAAGTTAACACCCGGCACTGTTTGATTAAGAAGAGCGCCTTTAATTAATGTTTTTAATTCTCTAATTTCCATGTCTGCTCCCCTCCTTATTTAATGTAAGTGCATTCTAATGCAACTTGTCCCGCTGGTAATTTAGTTTTTGTAACTTTAAATAATGTGTCGCTGTCTGCCGCTACTTGAACAGTAATTACACCATTAACAACTTTAGCATAACCATTAGCAGCTACGCCACTAAAATTATTAGTTGTAAATGTATCCCCTGTATATAAAGGCAAGCATCTAGGATAAACTGGGTTCGGATATGTAGCCTCACCTACTACTACAACTAGATCAAATTGTTCAGCAAACTGATCTAAGCCATCTTGAGGACCGTAAGTTAATTCTTCTGTAAAAACTAACATAGGACCAGCTGTAGTTGCTGCTTCATAATTTTTAATTTTGCCATCGCTAGCAAGACCAACAATGTTACCATTTTGTAAGAATTTAACTGCTTGTCCCTCGCTATTATTAATGCTAGCTACCGCTACGTCTGTTGCATAAGCGGGGAATTGAGCAAGCACATGTCCGGCCCTTAGTGCAGTTAAATTATTAACTTCTACTACTTTGAATTTAGGTAAAAATTCATAATTCATTATTTACACCTCTTTATTTAATGTTTCTTTTAATTATTTCCTCATATGAAGGTTCACGACTAGAACTGGTCGTAGGCGCGACTACATTAGAAAAACTAAAAGGTACATTAGTATTTGTTCTGGAAGTTGCTTTGTTTTGCATTGTGACCTTACGGAATTCAAGTGCGAGGGCAACTTCTAAATCGGTGAACGTTAGTTCATCAACCTTATTCTTGAATCCTTCTAATATATTGCTTGATAATTCTTCTGAATAAGAATTAATAAGCCCTATTTTCTTTTCTCGTCTATATCCTTCAAGTTCTTCTCGTTCACTACAAGTAAGTGCGGTAATAGACGGGTCGTTTGAGTAGTTTGTTTCTTTGTTTTTTGCACTTTGTCCTTCTTCATTCTTAACCTCAGGAGTAATTTCTACTGCGGTCGGGGAATTAAACTGTTCCCCATCAGGGTTTGGTTCAGGTTTGTTAGCAGTATATTCCTCTTTCTTAGGTTTCGTATCTTCCTCATCACCATCCTCATCATCGGGATCGTCTTGAGGTTCTTTTTCTTCTTCGAAAGATTGCGCTTTTGTACTGAAAGACTCTAGCTTTTCACGCTCTTCCATTGTTAAATACACTGGGTATACTCTATTATCACTAGTAAGCGTAACATTTTCTTCTTCGGTAATAGTATAACCATAAGCGTGATATTCCTCTTTGCTTGTTTCCCAATTATAAATAACAAAAACGGCCTTTTCGTCATTCATGTCCACAAGGTAGGAATAATAGTTATCTCCAAGTTGAGTCCGTACAGCTTCAGCTACTTTAGTCATCTTTTCAGTATAACTTAATTTAACAAACTCTGACAGTTTTTGAAAATGTTCTCTTTCCATTTGTTCACCTCTGTCTTTGTTTTGTAAAAAAGAAAAGAAGTTTTCAAATCGTTCTCTAACATCGGTAAAATCATTGATAGCAAAAAATTCTGAGCCAGTGAAAGCGGGCTCTTGAGAATCACCCAATACACTTAATCCTAACAAAGAAGATTCAGTAAAAACTATTTTTTGTTTTCCATTCTCTTTAATTATCTCATATTTAGTTTTATTTGGGTCCATTTCTAGAGAGTGTTGCTTCCCCACTATTTTCTTAGCTATCTCTCCAATGTTGTCTAATCGGTCACTATAAAGCATTACAGAAGTAATAAGCCATTTAGTGCCATTTTCATCTTCTTCATAACGAATATTGGCGTCATGTCTTACAATACCATAAATATATTGTGTAGTATTATGTCCAATGAAGTCGTCTTTTAAATCACTGAAGAAAGCAACAACAGGAGTATAGGGTAAACTAAGAACAAGTTTGTCTGCGAAATCTTGATTGAACACACGCCCATCAGCGGTTTCGCCTACATAAAATACTTTTAAGTCAGCATAAGTTCTTCTATCTTCCGATGTAGAGAAATTAGAAAGATAAGCCGGTATTGAATAAATTTTCATGTTACCACCTGTCTTCTATTCTTTAACAATTGGAACTTTTTTGTTTTTATCGGCCGACTGTTCTTCCTCATCTTCATCTTCTGTTTTTGAAGATTCTTCAGACTCTGTTACCGTAGACGATTGGGTATGAGAGCTTTGAAGAGGTTTGAGTCTTTCAGCCAATCCTAAAAATTCCTCTAATTCAATTGTTGACTCTAAGTCAACTTGTTTTATACCAGACGCCACAACAAAACCAATTTTATCAACACCAAGAGTGGCGTTGGTATTAAACTGCTTTAGTTTTTCGAATTCGTTGTAAGGCGAGATTGGTAGCATACGTAAAGAAACTTGATAGTCGTGGAAGTTGAATACATTGTTAATTACTAAATTAAAGAAAACAGCAATCTTTTCAATAAAATTCCACACATAATTCAAGTCTCGTGTGATTGAAGAGTTAACGCTTTCTGCAGACTCTCCAACGAAAACAGAGTTATTAAAGCCCGCGTTATCGTAGATAGTAGAGAAGGCATTTAAAAGCGTTTTGTTCTCAATACCCTCATTCTCCTGTAGCGGAAGAATGTCAAGTTTACCCACAGTAGTAACTAGTCTAGTTCCATAGTTATCACAAACTATATCTGCGATAGTATCGTGAAGCTCTTTTATTTCATCTATTTCCAATCCCGTTTTTTCCATATCTATTTCTTGAGACACGATGCGCTCAAGAAGATTGGTATTACGGTCTAGTTCATTATTTTTATAGATTTTATAATCAATTAAATCATAAAAAACACTAAGGAAAGTCGGAAAACCACTTTCGTTCATACTGAAACAAGTGCTACGCCTTCCATCCAAGTGTTGTCATTTTTTAGTAGTATCAGAACGATATTGACTATAACGTTCCTTAAATTCCTTTGGGAAGAGCCCCAACATTGCTTCTTTCTCTTCCTCTTTTAAACCGAGATTGTCGAAAAAACTGAAGTTGAAGTCTATCTCTTGGGTTCCAAATTGAGTTAGGGTTGTTGCTCTACAGTATTGATTAGGAAGCAAAATAGTAGAAATTGTTTTACTAGTTTTGTTTCCGTCACAATAGAGAAAAACTTGACCGTTTTTAAATATATTCAGAAGGATGGTAGGAAAGGTTGTTTCGATTGAAAGCCCCTCCACCACTTCTAACATCTTTCTATATATTTCTTCATAATCTTTCCTAGAAGTTTTAGACTGAAAATTCTTTATTTTTCTTGGTACTACAAGATAGCGCCAATAATACATATCTTTTAAATAGTCAAGTATACTGGCGTATATTCTATTCGTACTGTAAAGATTATCCGAAATTGTTAAAGCTTCTTGGTTTTGTGTTCCGGGCGATCTGAAATACTTGTCAAGCTGTGAGCCATTAGTAAAAGTAGTAAGATCATATAAAACCGCTCCTCTATTTAATGCAACCCTGTTCAAATAATTAAGAGACTTCTGATAGGTATTATAAGAGGAAACAAGTGGTTTACGTTTAATACTGAATAGAAAATCTTTTTTTGACATATTTCCTCCTTATCGCCTAGGTTTTCTAGAAGACCCGCGACTATTAGCCACTCTCGCTCTTCCTCTTGAAGGAGAAGAAGAACCGACCTCAGAAGAGATTGTAGAGAAAGCAACAATTTGTTTACGTTTTTTGGCTTTTTCCTTATAGAAGGGCATTTCCTTTCACATGGAGGCGGCGTATATACCATACTCCGCCGCGGAGAAAAAGTCTTTTTGAATATTTTTATTTCTGCGGCTAACCTGTATGTTTGTCATTACATTATCCACAGTATCTTTAATGTCTAAGTTTTTAAGTTCAAGTTCCAACTGATCAATAAAGTAATAAGGGCGCATAATCGCATCTTTACGTTGACGAGTTGCTTCACAGAAATTAGCATTCTTACTAAAAGCCGCGAGGGCCTCACTACTCTTAACCAAAAGACGGACGGACCCATTACTCATTTTAGCAAAGAATGTGCGATGTATATCAGAGGATTTACCTCCGCCACTCTTAATCTCATAGACTATATTGCGCCATGGTTCACGATATTTAATTAATACATCCTCAACTTCTTTGTTAGGAGGGTTGACTATGCCTAATCCCTGCATTAATTCACCGTTTTGATTAACAGTAGGTTTATTTAGCCATTCGCGTAAACCTGCCCCAACACCGTTGGCGTCATATACGAGCATGGTCGCTTTATAATCAAGAACCATTTGTTTAAGAACATTAGCTACAACTTCGAAGTCGCTGGTATCTATGGACGTTGCATAAACCATGCGATAGTTACAGTTATATTCACCGTAACTAACACGATAAACTATAACAGCGGTGTTCGCCGATCCGTCTTTTGCTATATCCACCGACACAACATAGAAGTCAGGAATCTTTTGACCACTTGAACCAATAGAACCTTCGTTAGCTTCTTCCCGAGCTTTGTATTCTGCCCTCTTAATTTGTCGCAATCTCGCGATAGATGAAGGGTTGAATGCAGCTCCCGCTATAGAACTACTCCAAATAGAACGATATTCACGATCAATTTGTTCTGGTTTTCATGACGGAGAACTTAATATTTCACGCATAGTTTCTTCGAGAAGACGGCCATGCATAAGAAGAATTTTGTAAGACCCTCCCATAACTATATAGTTTTTAGGGTCAATAAGAGAGTAACAAAGAGTTTCAACAAGCTTATCATAGGCATAGGTGTTTTGATACCCAGCGGTTGTTATGAATATCTTAACTCCTTGCGGTTCGTAGGGGTTGATTTGTCCTCTACGATTAGTGCGTATAGTATTCAAAAGAGGTATAACAACCTCATTGATATAATCTTGATCCTGTCCTATAACTTCCTCAAAAATGCCGCTTGTTCTTCTTCCACCACGAATGGTGCCGCCGACAACGTCAAACTTGCTTCCATTTGGGAAATTAAACTGCACACTGTCGCCGCTATCTGTCCATGGATTTTTAAGTTTACCTGCCGTTCGAAACTTCCGCATCTCATTTGCTAAGAAAGGGAAACGAACCCATAAATCATCTACTACCTTTTCGCGGGCGATCATCGCCGCCTGTTGTTTAGTACCGGCAGTTACGAAGGTTTTATGGTTTGGAATAAACATACAAACAAGATAGCGACTTAAAAAAGCCAAGAAGCTTGTACTAAAAGAACGAGTAAAAGTAAAGAAACCTTGTCGAGTTCTCACCATCGAACGGAGAACCATGCGCTGTTCAAAGAATAATGAGAAGGAACTATTTCGAGGAGTGAGTATATCAGCCAAAATATCGGGATATACTAGTAGTGTATTTAGGGCTTCGCCGTATTTCTTGAAGTTCCTATCGATACGCTCCCTCGTTACGAATGGGGAATTGGTTAAATCAGCCCTGTTCATAAAATTAATATAATCATAGATAGGACCAAATTCCTCTTGAACCTTATTCGTCATAGAAGTCACCCAAATCAAAATCTTGACTCTCGAGTTCTTCATCCAATTCTTTGTTGAGCCCTTCTCGTTTATCTTGAAGAAGTTGATCTAGGGGAACCTTGGTAGTCGCCTTATTTGTTACCTCTTGTTCTAGATTTTCCTTATATGCATCCTCAATCATTTCATAGGTTTGCTGAATACCAG